GTGTCCTCGTCCATTTTCAAGTACCGGCGCACCGTACTTCTATGCAGACCAAGCTGGAACGCGATCTGGGTCTTGTTAAATCCTTTTGAATATAATTCTCTTATTTTGTACCACATGATGACTCTGTTGTTTGATTGGTGTCTGCATGCGTCCTTAGTTCTGTCCATATCATTTATATTATTGAAACGCAAATATAGACATTTTCAGGAGGCATGATGGCATATTTTCTTCTTCTAAAAAGACAGGGGGCAAAGATACGGATTACAATTCCATACCGGTCCGTGTCAATATTTTAATGTTGTGATATTTAAATTTTAAAATATCAAACAATTTTAAAATTTAAATATTCTGATATAATATGTTTTCAAATCGAACCGTCGGCATTCCTTTGAAAAAAGAATCCCCATTAATGGCAAAAGTTTTCTCTGTTTATTACAAGTTCTTTTCCATTAAAGTGTTTTCGTCCGATTCGAACGTCACGTACTCTTTTATAGAGTATGAAAGAATCTAAAGTTATAAAAAAATAGCCATGTATTATTATTTAGCATATAATATTGCCATAATTAATATCCAACTGCAAAGAAATGCTAATTCAATTAATTAGGTTGTTACGATATTTGGTAACAATAAATTAAATGCTTATATTTGCAATACAATAATAGGGCTGGTGGCAACAGTAACAATTCAGCAACAAGATTATGAGAACTTTCGATTCATTAGATGCAGATTTTCGCAGAGCATTCAAACAGGCAGCAAAACAAGGTATTGTAAAATTCACAATTGAAGGTATTAAAGATGATCCCGAATCGATTTATCCGATGTTTGAAGTATCGAACAATCACGTTACCTACTATTCCGTGCAGAGACAAGAGAGTGTTTGTATAACTGATATGAAGATAAAGGCTGTTATCTACTAATTAGCATGAAGGATAAACAATTATGACACAAGAAGATATTGATAACAAAGTAATAAGGGAATAAAAAACAGAGGCGGATTTCTCCGCCTCTTCACTATACAGCTCACTGTATAGAAAATACTAATTTGTGAGCAAATCACAATGACATTTCTAATGTCGTTTCAATCCACGCACCGAAGTGCGACTAACATCGTTGATGTTCGATGCAAAGGTGCAACTTTTTGAAATAACGAGCAACAAATTATTAATGTTATAAAACATATTAATTATGGCAAGAAGACGATCTATTACCCTAGACCAAGAGTCTAGGGTAATATCCTTGTACAAAGTAGGAATGGCTATCAAGGAGATAATGAAGGAAACAGATATAAAGTCTGAGCAAACGATATATAGGATATTGGACAGCAATGGTGTGCCCCGAAGACCGAAGGTTAATGGCGTGAAAAGAATACTTGTTATGATAGAAGAGGACGTGGCAGCTATATTGGATAAGGAGCAATCGGTATCATTATATGTCAATGAGGCTGTGAGATTCTATCACGGTAACCGGCATTAATTGTCAATTAATCCTTCATAGTATAAATTACAAAGATAGATATTATTATGATAACATCAACCATGACAGCAGAAGAATTGCTTGACGAAATAAGAGCTGATTATCCAAACGTGCTCACTATCTCCGATGGCAAGGACGCTAAGGTCATCCGGATAATCAAAAAATCCGTTCTGTTTCCGGTGCGTATCCACTCTTTTGTCACTACTGTGCGAAAAAACAAGTGGCTGATATTATGGGAGGCTCACAGCAAAAAAGAGATAGGAGATGATTGCCGTATCTCCTTCGTCTGCTACCACGATACCGAGCATGGCAAGTATGCCTATATGCCTACCTTCGTCAAAGGTAAAATGGTTCTTCTTGCGTTTCCTCCGCACATCTTTTCCCGATTTGCCGAGCGGATGGAAATTAACTTTGCAGGCACAAAACTGATGAAACGGTACTTCGAGATGAATAATAGCTATTCGTTTAACTTCTCGACCGAAAAAGTAGATGGTGGGCACCGTGAAAATGTGTTCGCCACCTGCCGGGAAGGCATTGCGATGGGATTCAAGGCTGTAGGGTTGGATGTCTTTCTCTTAAAAACCTTCATAACTTACGATATGTGCAAAGGCGAACAGATAGGAAATTTTGCAAAAAGTGAGGAGTTTCGCAGACTAGTACACGAAGAAATGAGTAAGGCAGCCCAATAAGTTGCCTTACTTTTACCCTTTCATTTTCATGATCTCCGCCCTCATTTCTATGTAGTTTTGATTTCTCCGAATTGTTTATGCAGTCAATCACCCGGTTGATGGCTATCTATTCGGCAGAGCATTTTATTGCTGGTTATTTTTTTATTAAAACTATATTTAAATCGGATTTAAAATCACATTTTGAATTGTGTTAACAAGTATGATTGTTTTCAAGGTTCTCTCTAATTTGTTGGAGCATCCGGAAAGCTCCGGCCATCTTATAGTTGCCCAGACATTGCTTAGCCTGCATGATACAACTTTCAACAGTAAGTTTCAAATCCGGAGTGAAAGCTGCTTTGTTAATCTGCATTTCTTTTGGAAGTTCATTGGCATGGTTATTGAACCATACGATCATTTCATTCAATTCCTCTTCGGAATAAGATTCTTTTTTTTCAGCCATAATACATAAGTTGATGTTAGTTCCGACAAAGATAATAAAAAAATAACCCCGACTCATCACGAGCCGAGGTATTTCAATTTATAAATTTAAAGTCTTATGATGAAGATTGTCTGTTGCGCCAATGTTTTCGTACTATCAGCACAACGACAAGCAAAACTGTTGCACAAACACAGGCAAAACCGATTTGTTCAGGCAGCGTGGATTCTTTTTTCTCTTTTACCCCTTCAGTCTTGGTTTCTTCATGTTTGGTGGAAGTGGCTTCCTTGTCAACTTTCACCTCCGTACAGTCTTTGGTTGCAGTTTCCTTCTTTTTATTCTTGCTGAAATCACCTTCTACATGCCCGTCAGCCAATAACGGAGGTTTCCCGGTCAGGCTGTCGGGCGGTTTTCGGGTATCATAGATACGAAAATCAATCACATAGTTACTATTAGTGGTAATAAGTTCGCTCAAAGAGGTACTTGATCCGTGTACGATGTTGATAGATTCACTGGCGCTATCCTTGCTGATTACTTCTGTGTTGGATTTGATAGCCTTATGCGAGCTGCCACAGGCAAACAGCAGGAACAGACACATGAAGGGAGCCAGCAATATGTGCCGGCTTATCCAGTTCATAACCTTAGCCAACATAAGAAATATTATTTATGCGGTTCATCCACCCCCGTTTGAACTTGTTGTTTGCTGGGCGTTTCCGGCATATATCCTCGATAAAATCAAACCGTGCAATCTTGATCTGGTCAAACAGTTCACGCGGATTACGGGAATTAACTGCGGCAATGGTCTTGGGACCTACAATGCCATCCACTGTAACACCAAGCAAGCGTTGAGGAATCTTAATTCCGTGCGCACCGGATGCCCAGACCCAATCAACCAATATATCAGCAACTGATTGCGATTTTATCTCATCAGCCTTCCATCTGTCCCAGTACATGGTTTTCAAGATTTCCGTCCATTCCTCTTTTGTGAGATTTTTCAATCTTTCAACTGTAGGCTTGGAATATCCTTTCTTTCGGCAATATGCCTCATAGGTTCCGATAGTCACCCCCATATTGGTAGCCCCTCCCAAATCGTCAGGGTCATTTACAAAACCGCCTTCCCATTTCAGAATAAACGGTGCAAGTTTTCTTACGTCAGCCATACTACTCATTAATTATAATTATTCGATTTTATTTTCTTTGAATTCCGGCAGGATATATTGTATGTTAACCGCTGCTTCATGCAAGACCTTATGAAGTTCATCTTCATTCAAATCCGTTTCATCTGTAAACTCACAAAATATATTTCCAACCCAATCTTGAGATGAATTAAGCCGTTTAATAGCGACGCTGTTGCATCCATTTGTTGATAATAGAGATTTGGCAACCTTATCCTTAACCTGATTATCAATATCTGAGTAGAACATGAAAAGATTCTTTGCGAGATTTTCTGCAAAAACGGCCACTTCACTCATGGGAAGTGATTGAATGCTTTCACGCATTCCGGCTATACCTTTTCGTTTTACCTCGAACTGCACCGAAAGAAAAGCTATATGCCCTAAAGGATGGGGTTGTACGATATATACCCTGTCTGCTTTCGTTTCATAAAGTACACGCCACAACTCACCGAACACCTTGGCGGAGTTCTCGCTGCGGTGGTAACTTCTTCTTTTCTCTTCTTTTTTAAAATATTCCACTTTTAAATCAGTCAACTTGTTTTTGGTATACTGATTATAGGCGAAATAAGCTGCCAGCAATGTTCCGGCAGCACTAATAATGTTTGCAATATCTATCTCCATTACATTCACCGTTTAATTATTATATGATAAATTATTCATCCTGTTTCCTTTATTTCTCAACAGTTCCTGTCTTTCCTGAAAAAAACGCCGAGAATTTATATATGCAAAATAAATCCATATCCATATTGCTTACTATTCATATTTCACTATCTTTGTCAATACTTTGTTGACCTGATTCTTTCAAAATTATTATTGATTGGATTTAACCTCCCCCCGTCAGACTGTGAAGCCAGATGGGGGATTCCATTATTTGACAGATAGACAATAAAAAAGAGCCTGTCGCGGTATAAACCGTAACAAGCTCTTGGCTTTTATTCAATGCAAAAATAGGAATTGTTTTTATATTTGGCAATAAAAAATAAATAAAAGGATTATTGGTAAATGCAACACTCGTTTATGCAAATGTTTTGTTATGAATGGAGCAGTGATGTTAAGTTTCTGACTGTAGAGATAGTCAGAAACTTAGTTAACATATTAGATTCAGTTAAAAGGGTAAATCATCTTTTTGTTCTCCGAAATCCACAGGTGGTTGAGGTGCGGATGTTTGTACGGATGCAACACTAGATGATGCTCCTTGATAATAGGTTTGAGGCTGTTGTGGTGTGGTAGACTGTCCCGGATTACGGAGTATGGCTTTCCAGCAGATGATGGAGTTAAACCATCTTCCTTGCCATTCATTCGCATTGATATCTATTTCAATATCAACATCCTGTCCAACACCCAGCCCGAAATTCTGAATATTGTCATTCATTACTGAAAAAGCTACTTTCCTTGGATATTGTCCTGGAATCTCCAAAACAAAGTCCTGTCTTTTCCAGCTGTTCCCGTTTTTTGATACACCCGATTGTATCGGTTGTGCCACGATAATTTTTCCTTCTAGTTTCATTGTTATTTATAAATAGTTAAACACTATATGTCCGGCTTTTTCAAGCTTACGGGCATAATTTAAAATACCTTTCTTGGTGCTGAAACTTTCATCGTTCCACCAAATGCCAAATTTTTTGACTTGACACTGGTAACACCAATCTCCCAATAGATTCTCAGATATTCCTATACGATATTTGACCATTTTATTCATATTCATCAGCTGGATTTAATTTGTCTGACTCGTTGATTGCGCAGCTGATAATATCACAATCAGTAAGTTTTCGTTGTATGATAACCATACCTCTTTTGCAATTATCGCTCTGATTGAGGTCACAATATTCCCCTCGATATAAAATATCAGAAAGTTCGTCCAAAACTTTAAATATGTCAGTGAGTCGGAGATATGTTATTCCGATTACTTCTTTATTGTATGGACGGACTTCTTCTATCCGTTTGTCAAGAGATAGACAAGCGAATTCTGCCATACATCTTGTCAGTTCCACTTTGGCAAGCAAGGCACTGTTCCCAACTCGGCATTTGTCAAACTCCATTTTAATAGAGTATTCCATTTTAAGCAGGTCAGGTTGTACTTCATCTGCAACATATTGGTTGGCATCAGCCATGAAAAAAGCCCGGTGTCCGGCTATTTTATTGATTTTCTTTTCATATTGAAGCATCAACTGTTCCAGTTTATTTCCTTGCTGTTTTACACGGAAGCGACAAAGCCCTGATTTACGTAATGCACTTAACATTTCTATAATTAAGGAGCAGACTATATCATTGGTGAACAATATGTTATATATTGCTGCCAGTGTGATGTTTTCAGCTTTCAACTTGTTTGTATTATCTATTTTTCTTTCCATAAATCCATGAAATCTTTAAAGATATATGGCAGGATAATAACAAACACAAGCATTTCTGCAATTAGCATAATTAATTGTCCTGTTCCCATATCAGTCCATTCTGTTTTTGTTATAATTTATTTTGGCTTCAATGAGTGAATCAATGTCACATTTGAAATGATGTAGTGTGCTTAGGGCAACTATTATTACATCTGCCAGTTCTTCCTCTACATCTAAATATTCTTTGATATGTGGGGAACATTCACCCGTACATTCAAAAACTTCGGCAACTTCTTCAAGTAAATCTCGGTAAAGATTGTTGTTGCTGTCATTGTCGGGGTCAATCTTTCCACGTCTTACGGCGCATTCATAAGTTTTCTCTGCTATTTCATTCAGCTTTCCCATTATTAATATGTTTTATCCAGTTGTTATCTTTCTCCAAAAACCATTGCCATCCGTTTTTCGGCTTGTATTTTTGTTTTATATATCTGCGGACAGTGGCGTAATTTAGGTGCAGTTTTTGGGCTGCTTGAGTTATTGAGTCGAATCTGTACCATTCCCCTTCGGGGGTGACTGCGATACATGGAAAGGCGTGGGCTGTTCCGTCAGACCAGCATTTGTGTCCTTTCAGTGCCTCGCTGTGTCTTTTCTTTATCTCAACGGCTCTCTCTTTGCCATAATATTCTTCATAGGATTTTCCCTTTAATCCGTGATGGTATCCCTTGTTAAAAATATTATGTCCATTGACAACCCGTGTGACGGGTATTTCAGGTTCCAGTCTTAATTCCATATAATTTCTTGCTTTTATAATTGTATCTTTTCATTTGATTTTGGTGTATTCTTTGTCTAATTCGTACTCGAAAAAGCCTTTTGCCTTATCGTAAAGTTCGTCCTTTATATCAATAAAATACATGGCGGAAGTAAAAGCTTTTAATGCAGCCTCACGGGCTTTTTTCTTATAATATCCAACCCGTTTGGCAGCATTCTCTTCTTTTCTACGTTCTTGCTGTTCCAGATAACGGTCAACCGCTTCTCGTCCCCAATGGAACATGTCTTCTTTGTCGGCAAAAGTCGCAGACTCTTCACGAATCAACCTTTTTTCCGGGGAAATAACATAGGCTGATATACCTTTGTGTCTACGAATGGAAACGGCTATGTCGAAACTTTTATAATTTTGTTGTTCAACATAGCCGCCAAGAGTGTAAGGAAAGTCTGTTTTTTCTATCATAATGCTTTGATATTAATAAGTGGTACAATCGTATCAATAATTTCTACCGTAGGTTCTATAAGTTCTTTTATTTCCTGAACATTTTTATATGCCATAGGACTTTCGTCCAATGTTCCTTCACATACGGAAGTGGAATACACGTTGCTCATTCGAGCTTTGAATACGTCCATTGATAATTTTTCTTTAGCTTTGGAACGGGAATATAAGCGTCCTGCACCATGTGGTGCAGAATAATTCCAGTCTTTGTTTCCCTTACCAAGACAAAGAAGAATACCGTCTGCCATATTCATAGGAATCACAACATAATCATTGGCATATGCGGCAATAGCGCCTTTACGGATTATCATATCATCAAAGCTGATATAGTTATGGACTGTCTCAACAGATATTGCGGTGTTCCAGCCCAAAGTTCTGATTATGCGTTGTATAATCAGTTTGCGGTTGAAAGCAGCGTATCCCTGTGCAATTACCATATCACATAAATAGTGGAGCATTGCTTCATTTGTGAGATACCCGGAATACCCAGCAAATTTTTCCTTCAAACGCTGTATTTCTGTTTGCATGGATTGTGGCTCAACAGTGGACTTCAAGTGTTGAATTTCATTAGAAAAAGCTTTTTTGTCAAATTTTGCAATTTCTGCATGGTATTTACAGACTTTCACACCAAAGTTGCATGATCCGGTATGTACTGTAAGAAATATATTATTGGTTGACTCGGCACGCCCCAGTTCTATAAAGTGGTTTCCACCCCCCAATGTACCTAAAGAGTTGTAGAATGTGGTTTCATTTATTCCCACCTTTTTACAAAGCTGTGATACGTATTCTTCATTAATAACTGGTTTGCTTAGTTGGTATTTAGAGCAGAATTTGTCCATTCTGATAGATAAGAAGATAAACAAATCCTCCTTTTCTTGTTTGGATAAAGATTGTTGGTTAATCTCAAATCCCATAGGTATGGTGGAACGGATTGCATGATTAATGTCCGGGAAAGATTCTTCTGTTATTGCGTTTTCAATTTCTACGCATAACATTCCACAACCAATATCCACTCCAATATGATTGGGATTAACACGATCTGTAACCGGCATGGTGAATCCAATCACTATGTCTACTCCCTGATGGGTATCAGGCATGATACGAACCGGAACACCGGTCGTAACCGGATTGTTCAAAATATTTTGTATCGTTCCAATAGCTTCATTTTCTATTGTATTGGCAAATATTTTACAATCCTTGCCGTATTTTCCTTGCAATTCAATCATAATCAAATTTCGTTAAGTTTTTCAAGAAGTTCATTTGCACAGTTTTTTGCGTATTATTCATCTTTATCATGGGAGGATTTGACAGTTATCCAAATTCCTGCAAATTTAATTTGCACTTTGTTATCAGAAAGGAAGTATTTTTCTCTGTTCCCATTACGGTTATTTTCTACTAATGTAGTTGTTCTATTGATTCTGTACAGTTTCATTTGTTTCTTTAGAATGATAGTTTCTATCAAGTATTTCAACACATTTTTTTATCCCATAATCGAAACCCTGTTTATAGCCTCTAGTATATTCCCCTATAGTATATACCGCCATTGACAGAAAAAATAGAAGGATACCTACAGGCTTATACCAACCGGGCAACGAGATGGAAAACGGCTTAAATGT